AGTGGTTCTTGGGTATGTGTGGTCTGTTGCATAATTATCCTGTGAACATCTCCATGTGTAAGAATCTGTTGCAAGACCAAGAGTATCTCTGGCAATTAGTAATGCATCTAGTTCTGCATTTTCAAATGTATGAATATAGTCACCGCCACTGATAACAGAGTTAGCAGCCGCAGAAACAAATATGTGTTCAGTCTGATTAGATGATTTACCTACATCCAGTGTAATAGTAGTATCTGTTGTAGCAGTAATCTTAACAGCAGTATTATAAGCAGGGTCTGGGCCAGATATGCCACTTGCCCTTGGGTAGAAGTGATTTGTCGCATGATTGTCTAAGGCGCAAGTGAATTTGAATGCTCTAGTTTTAAGTTTTACAGATGTTCCTTTTTGTAATGAGTGTGATCCAATATCCACAGTCATTAATCCAGTAAAGGGATCAAAAGATCCACTTGTAGGACTATGGTAAACAAGAGGAGATGTTCCTACGTTTACACTAAAATTGTTTAGATCTATGGTTGTTACAGATAACCAATTTTGATCTGCTGGATCTTTTCTTCTCGGATAACTCTTGATTGTTTTTCTTTGATCCATCTGGCATCTAAACCTGACAGAATCTCTCTTAAACTGAACTCTATTACCAGTTGTTAAACCATGTTCTTGATTTGTAGTAACGGTCATAATACCACTACCAGCATCATAAGTTGCGAACTGGATTGTTTTATCGCTGATTGCACCATTGAAACCATGAACATTAGAGAACACAGTCATAATACCAGTGCTTGCAGTATAGGCAGCAGTAGAAATATTGTAATTAACTATCGTAGATACGCCTACATTAATAGTCAGTGTGGTTGCTGATGTTGATCCGATTCCAACAGATACGTTACCACCTATAGGATCATCGGGTCTTGGGTAAGCGTGTATGGTTGCATGATTATCTCTAGCACAAGTAAAGTTGATAGATGCGGTATTAATCCCAACAGTGTCTCTAGCTTTCTTGAGACCACCAGCAGTAGCAGATACGAATGTGTGACTTCCTCCAAGAGTTGCAATACCAACATAAACAGAAAATGTGTTTACACCAACGTTATAAATTGGCAACCACTTATTAAGATATGGATCGGAGTATCTTGGATATGCCTTGGCAGCATTATGACCATCAAGATCACATGTAAATGAGATAGAACCCAAATCAAACTTAACATATTCACCAGCAACAAAACCATGATTTGCAATGGTTGGTTCTAGTACACCAGTACTAGTATTGTACGTTGCCGTCGAAATTGTATGAGCTGATTCATTGATGTATGAGTGTCCAGCACCAACAGTCATTGTAAACTCACCTGTTGCAGGGTTGTATGTTGATGTTGATATAGAACGTTCCTGTATTGTGGAAGGCCCAACTCTTACTTCAAAAGTGTTTTGAGTTACGGAAACTATTCCAAGATTAGTGTTATATGCTGGATCTGTAGGTCTTGGATAGGCATGAATAGTTGCGTAATTATCTTTAGCGCATTTGAATGATAATGCAGCTTTCTGAATTTGAACCTGTTGGGTTGGTCTTTCTACAGCATTTGCAACTGAATTTTGATACCAATATGGTGTGTAATCTCCACCACCAGTTATTACAGCATCAGTACCAACGCCAACTAAAGAATATGGATAATCTCCACCAGTTATAACTCCTTCTACAGCAACACCTTGATTAGGTAAGAACTGGTACATATTTGCACCACCTGTTGCACCAACATTAACAACAAATTCAGTACCAGCCGCACTAACAAGAGTTACTGGTTTGTCATAATATGGATCTTGTGGTCTTGGATAGAAGTGATTACTCTGGAAACCATCTTGTTCACATTTAAAAGCAACAGAACCATTTTTGAATTTAATTGTTTCACCAGCTTGTAAATTATGTAATCTATCAAGAGAGACAGTCATAATACCTGATGCTGGAGTATAATCAGCAAATCTAATATTGTATTTGACTATGGTTGATACACCAGCATTTACAGTAATAGTGGTTCCAGCCGCACCTATGATTGGAACAGCAGTATTATAAGTTGGATCTTTTGATCTTGGATAATATTTTATTGCAGTATTACCATCCGCCTCACAAGTAAATCCTAATGAACTATCTCTAAACTTAATACTTTGTCCAACTGTAAGATCATGTGTTCCAATACTCATTGTCATGACACCTACAGAAGGTGTGTAATCTGCTCCAGAGACTGTATAATCTACTCTAGTAGTAATACCAGCAAAGACCTCAAAAGTATTTGTTGTTTTGTTTGATATTGGAACCCAGTTATTACTTAATGGATCTGTTGTTCTTGGGTAATATTTTGTTGATGTAAATGCATCTAATGAACACTTCCAACCAATAGAATTATCTGCAATCCTAACCATATCACCATTTGCAAATCCGTGGTTAGGAACGGTGATAGTTAAGATACCTACTATCGGGTTGTAATTTGCAGTCGTTATTGAATGTTGTGAAGGGCCTGTCAAACCGTGATTATTGACAGTCAATATTAACGAACCAGTGCTAGGAGTATAGTCGGCACCTGTAGGTGTGGTGGTTCCGCCCCCGACTATACTAATGCCATCCGCAATCGTCTTAGATGGCACAAATGTATGTGCATAATCTCCACCAACTTTTATTGTTTTCTCATCAGAACTTACATATGTGTGTGCATAGTCACCACCAGCAAATGTTGATGTTGCAGTTGCACTATGAAACTCATGTAAGTATGGGCCACCAGTTAGTAATGCACCTTCTTCTGCACGAAGGAATTGGTGAGGATAATCACCACCATATATTAATGCACCAGTGATTGCCTCTTCAAATCTATGAACGTATTGATTTTTAACACGAGATATACCAACATCTATTGCAAGTGCAGTGCCAGCATAACCTGTAATTGGCAGAGATGTATCATACGCAGTTGATCTACTTCTTGGATAGTAATGATCTTTTGCACCACCGTCTATGGCACATGTAAATGCAAGACCAGTTAGAATAACATCCTTACCTACCTTGTAGCCGTGAGGTGCGGCAGTAGTGACAGTTAGAACTCCAGTTATGTTATCATATAATGCACTAGAAACGCCTAGGGCAGGGTCGTAGTCGCAAGTAAATGCAATACCAGAAAGAACAACACAATCATCTTCTGTAAGATTATGATTCTTTCTTGTAGTGACAGTTGCAATACCAGACCTCTCATCATATTCAACATGTCCAACTTGAACCGCTGGAGCACTTGTAAATGTGACTGCAATACCTGTGGTTTGAACATAATCATCAGTCTCTAATCCATGTCCTTCAAATTCTATGAATGACCCAATACCAGACTGTGCAGTATGGATGCCAGTGGTTGTCATCGCAGCACCGATATTCACAGTAAAGTTCTTTGCACTTATGATACCTGTGACACCAAAATATTTTTGAGAATCTGATGGGAATATTATATCTCCAACACCAGTGCTAAATGCAATACCAGTTAGTTTAACAACACTTGAAGTTGTCAATCCATGAGAGGATGCCGCATGAATGGTTGCAACACCAGAGAATGACTCATAATCTAATTCAGATATGTTTATACTCGTTCCTACCTGATCACCAAAAGCAGTAATGGTTGTAATTCCATTTACAGGAGTTTGATCTAGGAAAGATATTTCTCTAGGTCTGTAGAAACCTGTTCCACCTTCAACAATACTAAAGTTTGTAATAATACCTGCTTCTGCTCTATTGATTACGCCACCAGTGACATATTGATGTTCAAAAGTTGATATACCAACAAAGGTTTCAAAAGTATTTGTTGTTATTCCTAAAATATCAAAACCTATTACGTTTCTACCCTCCATGATGGCAGTGTCTACACCAGCACGAACAGTTCCACCTCCTTCATAGGTTAAAGGTTGTGTGGCAATGCCCAAGTTAACTAAGACGTTAAGACTGTCAATTACTTCTGTAATTGGATAGGCGTCCTCTCTGAGGGTGTATGTGGATATACCGTCACTTACTTGAATACCTTGTAAAAGTAAACTTCTACTTTGATTCTCTCCCACACCGATATAGTGGCCACCAGTTACACCTATAGTTGCAATACCTGAGATGTAGTTAAATCCAAATGTGTTGATATTTCTTGCAGCAGATACAGGAGTAAATGTAAACCCAGCACCAGTGATTCTAACTCTATCATCAATCTCAAATCCATGAGATACTGCACCAGTATTAAATGTAGCAATACCAGCAATATGATTGTAAGTTACAGTGGAAATTGCAATGCTGCTCGAGGAAGATTCACCTAAGAAGGCGGTAATACTTGCACCGTAACCTTGGGATGATCTTACACTTATTTCTGGTACTTCTCTATATCCCTGTCCTTTTCCTTCTATCTGAATAAACTCAAGACTACCAGTTGTGCCGACACCGACTCTTGCTGCAGCTTTGGTGGGTAAGTAATATCCAGATCCAGTTTGAAGTCCTACTTTACTTATTCTTCCAGCTCTAGGAACTCCACTTAGAAAGTTAATTTTATTTTCTGCACTATCTACTATTTCAAAATCAAGGCCTGGAGTTTGAACAATATTGTTGATTAAAATAAATGGATTATTATTAATATCTACACCAGTATTCACACTGTTGTAAAGAGCAGTTACAACACCAGTATTTTCCGATAATGTAAATTGTGTTCCAGCAACACCTGTAAAATCTAATGATATATCATCTAGAATTACGTTTTGATCTTTTGTATCAAAAGGATCTAATTTTCTAGAAAATAACCTACCAGAGAATGATGACCCAGTTTGAAGTCCAGCAGGGCCAGATTTACCATAAGGTGCATCAGTAAAGAATATATTATCATCAACAATATTATAATCACCAGCAAAAACAGAATATGCAATACCAGCTCCATGACCAGTGGCTTGTGTACCAAAAGCTCCTCTTTCTACAGCAATTTCAGAAGATGAAGATGTGCTAAAAACTGGATAGTAACCTTCTCCAGATTTAAAGATAATAACTTCCGATATAGTTCCAACACCAGTTATAACTGGGAAAAAGACTCCCTCTACCGCTGGGGAGGATGTTCCTTCAATTACAATTTTAGGTGGATCTGTTTTTGCGTAGCCTGTTCCCCCATTCAAAACTTCTATAGAACTGACTCCATAGAATGAATCGAAAGATGGTTTTAAGAGGGCTCCTGATCCAGGCGTAGTCCTTGGCATTTAATCGTTTCCCTCAACTAATGTTAATAGAACTACTGCAATACACTCTCGTAACTCCAGTACTATCCCTAATGACACTGAACGTTAAAATATCTTCGTTTGATGTGGCTGGCGGAGGATTTCCACCCACCCATCTAATACCTGTTGCAACTGATGCCCCATTCACTGTTACTGTATCACCATAAGTATAACCTACCCCTGCATTTATGATTAGTGTCGCTGTGGTTGCTTTACTGTTCTGACCACTTACGTTTGTAAATGCCCATGAACTAATAGATGTTGTTGCAACACCACATATTACAGATCCCTGTGAAACGTCAATCGTAAAAGTACCGCCTGCACTTACAGTCATGACATCACTAAAGTTTCCTACAACTTTTTCAGTAATATCAGAGTTAAAGTTAACCTGATCCATCAGCGTGCTTGCACCACTGACTAAAATATCTCCTTTAACATCCAATCTACATGTAGGAGCAGTAGATCCTATGCCAGTATATGCTTCATTAGTAACTACAAAAGACTTATTATCTGAAACATCTTGATCTGATACTCGTAATCCATGTCCATTGCCCTTTGCAACTGCCCATATAGTTGGTCTTTCATTTGAAAATGATGCGACTTCTAGTTGAGATGTAGGCAGAGATGTTCCAATGCCAACCATACCATCAGCTTTGATGCGGAACATTGTTGCAGCAAAACCAACTTCAATTGGGCCATCTGTAATTGCACCAGGCTGTTGAATTGTAATTTTACCAACATCTGCATAACTTGTTGTTACAACACCAGATGTATTAATATCAATGTTATCTGTAACACTCGCTGCAAGACCAGCCAGAACAGAAGTTGATGCAATACCACAGTTGGTAGAATACCCAGCAGTACTAGCAAAAGAAACAAAACTTACAAGATTAGTACCGTCTCCGAACTTATCGTATATCTCGTTAAAATTATCATTTATCTTAATAGTCCCTGCCAATAGGGTATCGCCCGTCCCATCATTAGGAGCCGAACCAGTACTAATCCCTTGTTTAGACATTACTTAAAAACGTTTTTTCTTTATTTATAGTTAATATGGAGGGTTATCATCTAAAGTCACCGAAGTATCAGAAACTTTAATAACTGTTGAGTTAGATCTGTTAGTATCATAGAAGAAAGCATTATCGACAGTGTTTTCAATTTCTGCTGTTCTTGCATTAACAAATGTAGAATCACCTATCTGTTTTACTTTAACATATTCATTATCTAATCTCAATACATCACCCTTAGTCAATGATCCTATTCCAGCACTAACTGTTATAGTTTCTGTATTGATACCAACTGCTTCAGATACTGTAACTTTCAGTCTCTTATTTGTAAGAGGAGTTTGAATAATATTGTCAACCATGATCAAAGTCTGTTTAGTTGGATCTAAAACTTTGAGTAGATGTGTTCCTGTTCCTAAAGCAGTAATATCAAATGGTAATGATGTGGAGAATCCAGCAACTCTAAACTTAAGATCATCTACTTTCTGAATAAAAAACTCATCAGGTAGTGTGTTTCTTCCACACTCTATAGGAGTCAATGTAATATTATCGCCTGGAGTCGCACCACCTATGTATGTCCCTGCAATAGAGATAGTATTTGTAGTTGCATATCCAGTTCCGCCAGTAACAACACTCACACCAGAAATGTCTAAGTTGGCATCTCTAGTTACATTGAACGTTGCTCCTGATCCACTACCGTCATTGGTTGATGGAATATTGGTATATGTTGTTTCTATTCCAACTCTTGATCCTGTTGTTTTGGTTACAGGGAATGTCAAGTTGTTTGCTGGAGTTGCACCACCAAGATATGTACCAGCAATACTTACGTTATCACCTACGATATAATCCCTACCACCGTTGATTAGAGTAACAGCAGTGGATATGCATTGTCCTGTAGTTTGGTCAAAGTCAAACTTAACTTGGAATATAGATCCACTACCACTTCCTCCTTGGCCAGGCACACCTCCATTTGCATTTCCAAATCCATATATTCTGAATAGAGCGCCTGGAGGATTTTCTGTTACAGCAGTACCTGTCACGGGGCCTGGAATTTGAACATTGTATCCGTTTTCATACATTGAACTTCCACCTATACCAGATGTAACAACAGACATAACAATATCTTTTGTTCCTAAGGCATGAGAAGTAGTTGCGATACTAAGTCTATCTCCACCTTGAGTATCATATGAAACTGCCTGTCCAGTTTGGAAATCATGATTCTGTATTTGTATGGTATTGAGAAGTAAATCAACTTGAGTCATCACCCCAGTAGCTAGGAATGATTTTTTAAATACTGGTTTTCCGCCAGTGGTTAATTGGAATTGTTTACTACCAACTAGAGTTCCTGTTCTATCATGGGCACCATTAAAACCGTCAGAGATATCATCTAGGTTTAAGACTTTATTAGTCTTGTTCATAATGAAACTCTTTATTGGTCTACCTTCTGGGAAGAATACTCTCTGAACTGATCCATCAGGTAAAGGATCGTCTTCTGTGACTATGGCAAAATTATCTCTTCTACCCATGTACATTTCTTTGTCAATATTCAAGATAAGTTCAACAGAAGAATCGACTGGTTTTACCTTCATGTTAGTAGACTTAGCAATTCCTACAACGGTAGGGGCATTTGCAATTGGATCACTTTCAATGATAAGATCAGAGAACTCCAAGAATCCAGATGGATGAACAATAGATTTAACTGATTCTTTCCATGTTGTGTATGGTAATCTACTCTTAATTGAATATGAAAACTTTTGGAAGTAGAAGTTATCGGATAATCTCTGACTGAAATCATTAAGAATACCAATGTTCATGTCATTTTTAGAAACTTTGTCTCTAGTGACTCCAACAGTGGTCTCAACACTAAATCTGTTTACATCTCTTACTTGGCCTTCTAATTTGGAAACCTCACCGAACAATGTATCACCAGGCCTTAGAGAACCTATGGTATCACTAAGTCTTAGTTGTCCTATATTAACATCCCAACCATTTTCAGAAACAACTCCTTCAAACTTAGTAGAAGTTACTTTTTCACCTGATAAGTATTTGGCGTCATCAATGATTGTCATTTGGAACTTAGCCATATCATTAAAGTTGACAATACTTCCTAGAGTGAAATCATCATCATAAGATCCTAAAGTAACTGTAGATATGCCAGGTGCATCTGCCATACTAAATTCTACAGTTGCATTTGATGTGTTTACGCCAGTAACTGTGTAGAAAGATGAGTCATAATCAGTGGAGTTGAAGTTTGCCTCTCCAGCAAGTACAGATGATGGTTTTAATCTACATCCCTCAACAAATACTTTGTCACCAATAGCAAATGGTAACTTGGTTTCTGTAGATGCAAAACCAGTTGTCACTGGAATGTTGAACTGTGCATCTAATAGTAATTCGGCAGTGACTGTAGTACCACTATGACTAATAGCATCAATATCATAACCATTAGAGTTATTAGTTGTAATGATACTTAAAGGCTCTTTAAATTCAAAAGCATTTTTGATTATTTCTACTCTACTAACAGATCCACCTTCTATATGAGCTGCAATTTGAACATTACTATTACCCCGAACAGTAAGAGTTGGTGGCTGATTATATCTAACTCCACCATCAGTTACTTGGATTTCATTTATTCTAGAAATGCCACTTATATCAACAATTGCTGGAACACTTAAGAATGGTAATAGAGTGGGGTCTGTTGGATAATCAAATCCATCTTTGATTCTTTCAATCAGATCTATCTTACCAATATCGGGAGATGATACTTTTACAATTCCATCTCGACCTTGAGTGCTAGCAAAACCAACAACTTTAGGTAGGATGGTGTATCCTCTGCCTGGGAAGTTTATTTTAGTTTTGAAAATAGGGCCTCTAGCAGTTGATGATGTTGTACTATATGTGATAGTACTTACACCAGTTCTAGAAACAAACTTCTGAGATTCTAGTGGTTTTTCTTTTAAATTGAAAGAGAAGTTTCTATCATCAATCTTCAAAACTGAATGTTGATTTCTTATGATCAAATCTTTGAATGTTATGTTATTTCTACCAGTAACTTCAATATCAGATGATCCAAATGTTTTCCTAGTGTCTGATGGCACAACAGGTGTAAGATTATAGAAAGTTTTTCTTGGCCAATTGATATTAGTGTTAATAGTCACAGTAGCATCAGTGTTTCCAGATATACCACTCCTAGTAATATTGAATCCTGTGGAATTAGTGCCGTTAACATCCAGTTTATTGTTAAAATTAACATCCTCAAAGAAGTCTAATCTCATATCTAACAAACTTTGGTCAGATACATCAAATGTTATAGTATTACCAGTTGTAAAATCAAGAGGTGGATTAATTTTAGCAAGGAAGCTTAAATTATTCGCACTCGCTGTCGTTACTGTTGAAATTGAAACAGGATTGGAATCAAATACATCAGACTTATACTTACATAATTTTATGAAGTCAGTATTTTCTCTAAGAACAAAATATGTCTCATTATTAATCAATCCGTTGATAGTATTTCCATTATCATAGTAAACAACCTTATCACCGCTTTGTAAATCATCATCACTGATGTTTATTTCAGTCAAATCAGCAGAAAAACTTGTATATGTAAATCCTACTCGTTTTGTAGTTACTTTAGCAAGAACTGGGTCATATCTTATAATCACTTCCTCTGTGGATTGAGGTAAAGCATCAATAGTGATTGAATCACCACTTTCAAGTTCATGATCCGACTTAACTCCTACTTTTCCGAAAAATTTCTCAACTTTAGATGTTACTTGTTCAAAATTAGTCGCTAATGAGTGTGCAAACCCAGAATTAGAAGCGACATTGTAGAACCATATCGCATCAGCAGCCGTAGAGAATGCTACAGTAGCTAATCCAATGTAATCAGGTTCAAAATTGATTGCATATACATCTCCATCAGGTAAAACTTCTGTTCCTACTCCAGATGTTGCACCAGCAGCAACT